AAAAGGGGCCCCACAAGTACATTAAATTGAGTGTGGGTAATACGTACTCTCACAAATATCCATGTATTGAGAAAGGCTAGGGGAAGGCAATAACTAATACCGTATGACAATAACGTTTGACATTATAAAAACGTATGACATATAATGAAGACATGAAAAGAGTAACAACAAGAGAGTTTGTCCGCAAATTTGGCTCGCTTAAGGGAGAAACGTTTATAGTGATGGACAGAACGAAACCAATTGGTACATACACTCCGTATGACGAAAAAGCTGATCGTATGACAAAGTCTGAGGAACGTATGACAAGTCGTATGACAAACGTGACTACGCCTGTACAGATAGAAGATAAGCCAGTAGTTCAGGATAAGGTTCAGTTTAATTCGCCAGCACCAGAACCAGAGGTATGGCATAGGGAGGAGTTGGAAGAAGAGGAGGAGAAGTTTGTTAGGTGTGAGGCGTGTAAAAGTAATCGTGCGGAGAAAACGTTTTACGATCCGGGAGATTTTGGTGAAGTGGATATATGTCGGCAATGCGCGAAGATGAAGTACGCGGGTAGTCCGAGAACGTTCGATGGGTATTGGAAGAAGTTACAAGATATTAACGTATATTAAATATGGCTAAGAAAAGAAACATAAAGATGCAGGAGTTCCCGAAAGGAGAGAAGAGGGGAAGATATGAGATGAGTAAAGGGCAGGGAAGAAGTGCAGAGACGATAGCTGCTATATTCAAGGAGTATAGGGAGACAGGATCTATTGACGAAAAAAAATGGGCAATAAGATAACTAAAAAGGAGAAGGATAAGGCGGACAGGTTCTTCCGTAGTTTGGAGGTGGGAGATAAGAAAGCTTTAGAGGACTGGAAAATATCGCGAGAGAACAGGGATTTCATACTGGCTTTGGAAGCGCATGACGGAGANCCGTATGCGGCGTTTAAGAGTTTGAATGTGCAGTATCGTAAATGGCCTAAGGAGAAATGTCAGAGTCGCGTAGTGGAGATATTGCGGAGGACGGAGGTNCGNGGNGCNATCGAGGACGCGTTAAGAAGTTATAAGGTTTTTCCTAGTAGGATTATAGGNATGATAGAGCGGATAGCGAGTACAGCTGATCGGGATACGGACAGATTGAAGGCGTTAGAGATGTTAGGTAAATGGTGTAGGATATTTAATGAGGATAGTAAAGTTGTGAACGTACATAATAATTTAAACATATCTGAAGATGCAGCAGTCAGACTCTTGGAACGAAGACACAAGTTCGATATTGGACAAGGAGGAAAGTTCCTCGGAGTTAACGTCGCGGGAGATACAAGCGATGTTGTGGATGGGGAAACGGAACCTAATTGATTATTGTGTTTTAACTCAAAAGAACTATAAAAGTAATTGGCATCACGAACTGATAGCCAGGAAGCTGCAGAAGGTTGCTATGGGCAAGTGCAGGCGTTTAATGATCTTCTTACCGCCTCGGCATGGGAAAAGCGAGCTAGCTAGTATTAAGTTTCCCGCGTGGTATCTAGGGAGGTATCCTAATAAAAGCATTATTAGTTGTTCATATTCAGCTGATTTAGCAGAAGACTTTGGTAGATATACTAGATCGCAGGTTGATACGGAAGTGCATAGAAAGATATTCCCTGAATGCCAGCTTTTAACTGGAAGTAAATCTGCTACTAGATGGAAAGTTTCTACTAGAGGAGGTTATAGAGGAACTGGTGTAGGTGGTTCGATTACGGGGGCAGGTGCAGATGTTCTGATTATTGATGATCCAATTAAGAATAGAGAAGAAGCAGAGTCAGAAACTATTAGGAGAAAGGTTTGGGATTGGTATACCTCAACAGCTTATACGCGTTTAGAAAAAAACGGATGCGTGATATTGATTATGACCAAGTGGCACGATGACGATTTAGGTGGAAGACTTCTAGATCTTGAAGGAGAAAAGGGATACCACTTGAATACAAAGGCTAACCGCTGGGAAAAAACAACTACTACTTATCCGTTAGGTTGTAAGGTTGGTAAGTGGGACGTGCTGCGTTTCCCCGCTATCGCAACGGAACCTGAGGAGTTCAGGAAAAAAGGAGAAGCTCTTTGGCCACAAAAGTATTCGCTAACAGAGCTGCTATCCATAAAGGAATCTATTGGGATACGAGACTGGGGATCGCTCTACCAACAAGATCCAGTTACCGAAGAAGGAAGAGAGTTCAAGGAAGAATGGCTTAAGTACTGGGATACTTTGCCTGACAAACTTACTTACGTGACTACAGTCGATCTAGCTATCTCGAAGAAAGACCATGCCGATGATTCGGTTGTTCTTACTGCAGCTATGGATAGGAACGATAGGATCTACATAATCGAATATAAAAACTGGAAAGCAGATCCATCAGAAGTTATTGCTGAAATATATAGACAACAAGGACTTTATGATTCTCGTGTGGCAATTGAAGCTGTAGGGTACCAGTCCGCGTTAGCCCACTATTTGAAGATTGAAGGAAAGCGTAGAGGAAAATACCTGCATGTCTCACAAATCCATACTAGATCTAATAAAGAAACAAAGATCCGAGGACTTATTCCCTTATATGCTAATGGACTTATCTTCCATCCACGGAATAGAGCAGAGGTTCTCGAAGACCAACTCAAAAGATTCCCGTCAGGTAAACATGACGATACGATAGATGCACTTGCGATGTCTCTTCCCTACTTGAAACGTCCATTACAGAAATTCCTAGACCCACTTAAGAACTTAAAGATGCGCTATACTAAAGACGGTAGGCCTTATTTCAAGAAGTAATTGCGTTTTTACTAGTTATTTGATATAATAAACAACAGCGATATGAGTATTAAAAAAATCCACGAACGGGCAAATCGTAAAAGAAGGCGCTATGACCATATTGCCTGGGAAGGAATTTGCAAAAAGTGTGGGATTAAAAAATTTATTTTCGGACATGATATCCGCAGAGATTACGGAGACGGNTACAAGGACATGAGGGACGAAACAATCGAATGCATAAGCCAGGAATGTGCTGGAAAGATTAAGGTCAAAAACAAACTACCGCCTTTACGGGCACTTCATTTAATCGATATCAGTAAACGATAACTATGGCAAAACTAAACTCCGAAGAGCGTGCAAGGACCTTGGATTGGATGGTTCAGGTTAACATGGATTTTGATAACCTTACCACTAGGCTAAGAAACAAATGGCTTGATTGGTACAGAATGTACCGAGTATTTGAGAACCAGGAAAGATTACCTGGTCAGTCTAATATTTTCATTCCAAAGATTTTTGAAATCATTGAGAAGAAAGTACCACCAGTAATAGCAAAGGATCCTAAATTTATTGTTACTCCTAGGACTAACGAAGCAACGGCTTATATAGGGGCTATTCGTGATGCTTTAAACTTTTGGTGGGACGAAGATGGGATGCAGGAAAAACTAGAGACATGGGTTAAAGACGCGTTTATATATGGAGTTGGTTTCTTAAAAGTAGATTGGTATCAAGAAACAAAGATTCAAACATCCGTTGAAGTTGAGATTGATGATGACGGGAATGTAGTAGAGAAGGAATATGAAGAAGAAGTTGTTTCGTTTGAACGACCAACTGCAGATCTAATTTCTATATTTGATGTTAAGGTTGATCCAAGAGTTGAGAACTTTAAAGAAGGTGTTGGAGTTTTACAAACATTACCAAACATGAGGTTCGGAGATTTATTAAAGTTAGATCCTGAACAATATGACTTATCAGAAATCAAAGGTTTGAATCCAGAAGAACTACAAGACTCAGGGTTCGCAAGTACGCAGGTGCAAGAACAAGAATGGGATAAAGGAATTAGTGACGTAAGTGAAAGGATAGATAAAAACCAGATTACCCTACAGGAATACTGGGGGCAATTTTCTAAAAGCGGAAAAGCTAAAGACGAAAGGGAATATATAATTACTGCAATTGTTGTAGGAGGAAGTCCTCAATACATTATAAGNTGTGAAGTAAACGAACTAGGGTTTAGACCNTTTGTAAAAATGGACGACAGAAAAATCAGAGGAGAGTTTTATTCAGTAGGAGAGGTTGAACCATTAGAAGGATTGCAAGTTGAGTATAACAACTTAAGGAATGCAAGACTTGATTTCAACAATGCCGTTAATTTCCCTGAATGGATCTACAATATAAATGCTGGAATCAATCCTGCTAACTTGGTTCATAGACCAAACAATATTATACCAGTGGACTTACCACTAGGCTCAGATATTAGAGGAGTGATTAGACCAGTAGAGAAACCGATACAACCAATGAGTGGGTATAATGAAGAAGCGCAACTTAACAGAGATTTTCAAACTGTATCACAGACCGTAGACTTTACTGACCGAGGTGGATCAGCAGGATTTACTAATACCGCTCGTGGTATTCTTGCTAGAGATGCACAGGTTAATACACAGGTTAACAATATCGTTAAACACTTAGAGTCTTCAATAGCAGAGCTTGGGGAAATGTGGCTTGCACTAGCAGAAAACTTTGCTGAAGAATCAGAAGCTATAGTTGTTAGAAGACCAAGAACTGAAGCAGACTTTTTAAAAGACAAGATTTCGCTAGAAGATGCTCCACAAAAATTTACAAAAATAGATACAGAAGTTTTAGGAGATGCTTTACATAACTACCAAGTAAAGATTGAGGCAGGTTCAACTACGGCTTACGACTCTAGAGGGAAAGCTCAAGACGCAGTTAACATTGCTAACACCGCAGTTCAATACGCAGCTGTAGGAGTTCCAGTTAACCTAACAAAGATATTCAANGACATACTAAGAGATTCNTTCCAGAAGGCTAACCCAGAATCTTACCTGATGGAAACTCCGCAACAAACCGGACTAGAAAATGCATTAGCAGAACAAATGATAGGTGGTGGAATACCAGAGGCAGGAAACGCTTTAAGGTCGCAAGGAGCGCCTGTAACAAACAAGGCTCCGTTACAACCGTCACAGCCTAGCAACTACTAACATATATATATGAATATAACTCAATGGAAAGAAAGGATGCGAGTGGCTAAAGAGAGAAAAGTTATTGATAATATACAGGAGAAGTTAGCTTTAGAAATAAATACTAAGGCTAAAAACTTAAGGGCTTTGGCTAGAACTCCAGGATGGAAACATTTAAACGAGTACTTCGAGCACAAAGAAAAGCTCTTGAGAGATAAGCTAGAGTTGTGTAAAAAGGAAGAGCTAGTAAACGTACAAGCTGAACTTAAAGCAGAGAAAGAGTTAAGACGTTTTATTGAAAACGCAGTTAAGTATATTGATAATCAGTAGTAGCGTGAAACTTGCCTAAACTCCAAGGTAGGTTTCAATCTATTACTTAATTCAAATACACATGTCAGAAGAAAACTTGGAGTCAAACGACCAACCCGTTGAGGAGTCAGACCAACCAGAAGTAAATTCTAACGACGAGGAAGACAACCTCGACGAAGATCAACCTCAGGTAGAGGAATCAGACGAAGAGGAAAGTATCCCGGAAGCCGAGTTAAAGGCGGGATATATGCGTCAGTCAGATTACACTAAGAAGACGCAGGAGCTTGCAGAAATGCGTAAAGAAATTGAAGCTCTTAAAAAACGAACGACAGTTCAGCCAAAAGCAAAGCTTTCCCCTGAATACGAAAAAGCCAGACAAACTATGAGGAGTCTTGGATTTCTTAGTAAGGACGATATGGCAGAAGAATTCAGGCGTATGGGCGCAAAGAAGGAAATGGCTAGCGATGCTAAACGGCTTAATGTTTCTGCTGATATTATTGGAGCTGCTCGTCACTTACAAGCCAGTAAGGGGATGAAAGGCGAAACAATAAGTATCGACGACGCTGTCAACATTTTAGCTCAAGGGGCACGAACCAAGAAAGTTGTAAAAAGAAAATCGGTTGGTGCTAAAGGGGGTAGTGCTTCCGCTCCTAAGAAATCAAGTAGTCAGATTGAACTATCAGAGTTTAGAAAGCTCGATCCCACTTCGGATAAATATTCTAAGGTTATAAAGGATTGGAGATCTGGAAAACTCAAAATCATTAACAACTAATTATTATGATGAATTATACATTCGCTGGTGTAGGAGACATAAGTGATGCAGATGGAACAAGTCAGCTTGCATATGTCGCTCCATACTCAGGAAGACTAAGCATTGCAGAATCTACTTTTATGTGGACAGAAGCAACAGGAACACAATCAGGTACTCAAGGAATTTTATCAATTGAAGTTGCAGGAACAGAATATGCTACATTAACAGCCGGGCAATCATCTCCTGTTGGAACTGCTCAGCACTATACTGTCGTTGCAAGTGGAGACACTGATGCAGGAAACCCAGTGGTTTACTTTGACGCAGGCGACACTATTGAGCTGCTTGTAAAAACTCAGGCTGTAGGAGGAACAATTATTGGGGATGGCGCTGCCTACCTAGCAATTACTTTTGCTGCCTAACTATTAATTAATATAAAATAAACTATGCCTAATATAACAAATACTACTGCAGACGTTTTCTTGGCAGAAGTCTTCAGTAAAGAAGTAATCAGAGAAACAAACCCAAAATTAGTTTTAGCTAAACTGGTTAAAAGATTTGACGACGAAGCTAGAATGGGTAATGACTCTATCAGTGTGCCGACAATTACAAACTTTGTTGCCAATGATAAAGTTTCTAATGTACCAGTTTCATTCCAAGCGAATACAGAAACTGATATTATAATCACAATCGACCAACACAAAGAAACATCTTTCTTACTGGAAGATATTACTGAGTTACAGTCAAAACAAGACTTGATGAATCACTATACAGATGCAGCATCTACAGCTATCGCAAGAGCAATTGATACTTCACTTGCAGCATTAGCTTTAGGTTTCTCAACAGCGACTGGTGTTTACAATACAGCTATTACTACTGACGTAGTTCTAAACTCAATTGAGGCTTTAGACCTTGCTGATTGTCCTGAAGACGACAGATCGTTTGTTTTCAGATCAGACGTTAAAAGAGATCTACTAGATCTTGCAGCTTACACATCTAGCGATTTTGTAGGAGGAAAACCAACTGAATCTGGAAATATCGGTAGACTTTATGGTGTAGACACATTCATGTCTAACAACCTAATCTTTACTGGTGGTACTAACAGAAACAACATGTTGTTCCACAAAGATGCGTTAGCATTAGCTATGGCTCAACAACCTAGAGCGCAAGCTGAATATTCTGTTTCTCAACTTGGACACGAACTAGTTGTAGATACAGTTTACGGAGTAAGAGAAATGAGAGATGACTTTGGAGTTTTGGTAAGAACTTAATAGTCTTTTTATATGGTGGGGATTTTCGAGTCCCTACCTATGAGAATATTATTTAATAAAATGTTATGAAAAAATTAGACACATCTACNGCNTGGGTTGAAAACTCAAAAGGAATGGTATCAGCTGCACCACAATATTTAGCTGACTATTTCGTAGGAACTAGACCTGGTTGGAAGTACGCTTCGCCAGAAGAAGTTTCTGATGTCAAGCAATATCCTGCAGACATGGAGCTAACAGAACTGGGAGTGAAAAGAAGAAGAAGAGCAGCTGAAGTTGCAGCTATTAAGGTTGGGAAAAAGGCAGAAGAAAAAGCAAAGATGGACGCAGTGGAAGAAAAAACTGACGGCCTAACATACAAAGAGCTACAAGCTTTAGCTAAAGACAAAGGTGTTCCTAACTACTGGTCAAAGAAAAGCGAAACTTTAAAAGAAGAGCTAGGTATGCTATAATAGGGGCAATTAGTTGGCGTGGATGGAAAGCTCGTCAAGTATTAAATAATTAAAAATTAACCAAAAAAAACATGGCATTACCTTCTTCGAGACAACAAAGAGAGTACGACAAGTTTGTTGAACGTGGCGATGGCCAAACAGCCGTAGCAACTGATTCTGAAGCTTATCAGTTTTCTCAAACCTTAATTAGTTTCACAAACGCCGGTGCAGGAACGTATGTAGGTTACTTAGATATGAAAGGCGCAAAATACGCAGGAATACAATTTGAAAAGTTCGGAGGTACAGATACTACTACTGTTACATTAGAGGCGACAATCCAAGATGATGGAACACTGGCTCCAGCAATTATAACTTGGCAAGACGTAACGGCAGCCTTTACTGGTTCTGCTAATTTTACTACAGACGCAATGATGTTTTTAGACACTGTTATTGCTTGTAAATATATAAAAGTTCAAGTGGTTGTAGCAGGTGGAGCTAACGACGCTGACTTTGACGTATACGCAAAGCTCACTACATAAGAGTGTGTTTCATAATATTTAACTTACAATAACATGACAGTAACTTTATCTTCAAAGGTTGGAGTACTTACATCTCCTTTACAGGGTGGTTTAGATTTAAATAATAAACCCATATACCAAACACAATATTCTAATGGTACTTCTGGTGCGACACCTACGGTAGACTTTACGGCTAACGGGAACTCACAAGGTATTGAATTAGACAACAATGCTACTTTTACTTTTACTGCTCCNCCAGGAGCTTGTCACTTAACTCTTTTGTTTCAACAAGACCCAACTGGAGGACATGCAGTTACTTGGCCTGGGATAGTTCAATGGCAAAGCGGTACGGAACCAGTATGGACAACCGCTGCAAACGATATAAACATAGCGTTCTTCTATTTTGATGGTGCTAGATATAACGGATCAGGATTGGTAGACGTTTCTTAAATAAAATAAAACATGGCGAATAAAATATTTACTACAGCTGCTTCCGCTACAACCGCCAGTGGTTCTGCGAATAGGCATCTAGGGGTTCCAATTGAGATAGAACCAGGATGGATTTTGCAGCTGGTCTGTCCTAGCAGCACTACGTTTGCTACAATAGATTACTCAGTGGATGTTGCAACTGGAGCTATAGGTGCACGGACTGCACACACTGTTATAGGAGTTGCTCCTACGAATAGTGGGATTACACTTACTGACAGTGTGTTGTTTGATTCAACTCATATGTTGTCAGTCTTTCAAGATGCTACTAGTGGAAATATAAATGCAATGATTTGTGAATGGGACCCAGCAACTCATACACATACCAGCCATACAGTTACTGACCTTGGGATTGCTGGTGGGGGTGCTGGTACTGGGTTTTTTGTGAATATGGAAAAGATTGACGCTACGCATTACCTAGTTGTTTATAATACTTATGCAAGTTTAATGTCTCAGGTTATAGAAGTTAACGCTGGAACTTACGCAGTGACTACGGTTGGTACGCCTTTAACTGTAGCTACCACTCCGTCAGTTGCACAGGGCCATGTGGTACAGATTGACGCTACACATTATTCAATAAGTTATACTTATAGAAATGCTGCTGCGACAGCTAGTGGGTTTTTCATGATCGTCGAAGTTAACCTGGGTACTTGGGATGTAACTACAGCAACTGCAGAAACTGACTTAGGTTTAGGAGCCCCAGCTAATTCTTATATTACGAGTTATTATATTGATTCGCTTACTTGGACTTTTAAAGTATCGGCTACCAAGGTGGTTGTTTTTTACAATACAGGGACACTCGCAACTAATAAAACATGTTACAGAATTGTAGATATAAATATTAGTACCTGGGTGATTACAGTTGGAGCCTTACAGTTATTGGGAGGACAGACATCTGGATATATGAGTGCGGCTTATTTAACACAGCCTGACCTTACTGTAGCAGAAGGATATTTTAGTTGTAATGTAAGGCAATATAGATCGCAATCAATGTATAAGATAGGTTTTGATGCAGTTAACGGTATCATTACAATACTTTCAAATGCTTTCAATGCATGGACAAACGGTCAATTGATGAGGTATTCACCAATGGGGCAAGTGGCAGAGATGAATGGAGGAGATATTATTGTTCAATGTTACAGAGAGGCTAACGGGGGTTTCCCCCGTATACGTTCTGTTTTCAATACCGATTCGCCAACAACAGTTGGTTTAATAGGGCCAGTCGCTAGTGGAACAACTGGAACTCAGGGTCAAGAACGAAACTATCCAGATATTGTCGCTATAGATGCTACGCATTTCGTTGCGTTAGGTACGACATCAGCCTATCCATTTATAACGTATGGAGTAGACGCAGCTGGACAGATACAGCTTTTAGACGCCAGCTTTAATACAGCTTATTACGGTAGTGTAACTGGTGTTATGCTTGATAGTACACACATGCTGCTCTCAATAGATCAATATAAATTTAGAGTCGCAGAGGTTGATGCTAACTATATTGGGAGCTGGTCAGCAGCAGAAACATCATTATCCTCAGGAGGGACTGACACTCACAATGGCGTGAGGATGTATATAGCCGGAGAAGATGCTAGTTATTATTATGTAATTGTTAATAGATATTCTACCGGAACTACTAGTGCGGCAAGTGTAGTTAGTATTGATAAGGCAACATGGGTAATTGCGCAAGTAGGTTCTGACTTAACAGGAATGGGTACTAACGATGGGTATGATATGACTCCAATTGAGGGGTATACGGACAAATGGTTGTGTGTATATCAAAATACTACTTTAAGAGCTATAGTGGTTGGAGTGAACGGATCTTTTGAGCCAGTTCTTGAAGGAGCAGAATTTGACTTTGGTTTTGTAGGCGATTTTCCAAATGTACAAAGTGTTGATGCAACACACGCCGTAGTGACATATAGTGATGGTGGCTTTGATGGATGGGCAGAAACCCTAGCGATAAATGTAGGAACATGGGCAGTATCAGTAGCATCTGCTGCAGCATTTGAATTTGAGCCAATATGGTTAAACGAGTTTAAAAGCCGTTTAGTTAAGGTAGATAACAACCATGTTGCATTAATATGGGGGAATACGAGTTCATCAAATTATGTAAATTATAATAGCAAGAGTTCTCTTGGGGTTCTTGAAATGGACGCGTCGACCTACAACCTTACGATGCCACAGAATATATTATTAATAGCTGGCGAGGGTGATCAGTCGGCGTTGGGTCTTTTAGATTCCGATACTATTATGTCTTCAAGTTCCACAGATACTCTTAGCGGCTCTAGTTCGTCATACAATATCCAGCTTTGGGATGTTGCTGCAGGATCTGTTACTCCTACTCAGGTTGTAATAACTTCTGCGGGAGTTGATTTTACAGCAGGGGCTTCTACTACATTACAAGTTCAGGTTCAAGATGCAGGTGGAGTTCTTGACGCATCAGACAATACAACTCAAATAACATTTACTCCTACATCACAGGGACAAGTAACTGGTGTGGTAACTGGAGCTAATATATCTGGTACAGGTGCAGTAGGTAATCCAAGAGTTGTACAAGTAGCTGGAGGTGTAGCGGAAGTTACAATTGAAAACGTAACAATAGAGACTTTTGAAATAGCGATGACTAATAGTATTGGTTTAACTGACCCGGCAAACGATTCGATAACTACAAGTGCAGGGGTAGCAGCAAAGGTTGTGTTCACGCAAGATCCAACATCAGCAGTAGCAGGTGTTAATTTCTCACCAACTATTACCGCATCAATTCAGGACGCTTATAACAATGTTGTTAATTCAACAGCCAACGTTGTGTTATCTATTAACACAGGGGTAGGTATTTTGAATGGTGTAACAACAGTAGCGGCAGTTGCTGGTGTAGCTACATTCAGCAGTATTAATATTAACGAGGCAGGAACCTTTATATTAGATGTTGATTCTACAGGGTTAGCTACAGATACTTCGCCTAACTTTACTATAAGTCCAGCGGCAGCGTCTGCTGTAGGTTTAAAAGGGGCGGCTGCAGATTTCACTGCGGGAGGAAGTTCTACTCAAATAATTCAAATACAAGATGCATTTGGGAACTTAATTGCTTCAGACAGTACTACGCAGGTTACATACTCACCTACATTAAGTGGAGCAGTAACAGCCGTAATAGTAGGAACGAACGTAGCTGGTACTGGTTTACCTGGAGCAACAAGAACAGTGCAGGTTGCTGGAGGTATATCACAGATAACTTTAGAAGATACAGTAGCGGAAACGTTCGAGATTGTATTCTCTAATAACGGAGGTTTCAGTAATCCAGCAAATGATTCAATCATAGTTTCTGCAGCGGCAGCTACTAAGGTTAGCTTAACTGGAGCTGGTTCTAACTTTGTTGTTGGAGGTAACACTACAGTTTCTCTACAGATACAAGACACATACAATAACTTAATCACAACGGATAGCACTACACAGGTAACGCTTACGCCTACTCTAGCTGGACAGATCTCAGGAGTGGTAACTGGTACCAACATTTCTGGTACGGGCGCACCTGGGGCAAACAGAGTCGTAGAGGTTGCAGGAGGAATAGCGTCAGTAACAGTAACTAACTTAGTAATACAGACATTTGAAATAGCGTTTATTAATGACGGNGGATATTCAAATCCTGCTAATGATTCGATTGAGTCCTTGGCTATTGTCATAGGTGGAGCTGGGGTTATGGTAGGATTTATGTTTTAACTTTTGAATATAGTATGGAAGAAGTAATAGGATATTTACCAACAATGGTCATAGTAATCACAGTAGTAGTTTGGTTAGTCCGTATGGAAGGAAAGGTTAACCATTTAGATAACGAGGTTAAGGAAGTTAAGCAAGAGGTGCATAACGTACTCGAGTTGAAACCACTGATTGTACAAATACAAAACGATATTAAATGGATAAAGAAACTTATAGAATCTAAATTTACTAATAAAAATTAGTTATGACAGGACAACAAATTATAGACAATGCTAGAACAGACATGGCTATTGATCCAGGNAAAGAGATATGGACGGATGCACAGCTACTTAGNTATTTAAATGAGGGGGCNTCATTTCTTTACGCTAAAGCAAGTTGGAAGTATGAGTTTAAAGATGGGACAGTTAACCCGTTAGTACTAGGTCAGGCTAACTACGCATTACCTGCTGACTTCAGAAGACTGTTATGGATTAAGGTTATTGATAATACAATGCCAGTTACGGCTAACTCTTCAGTTATTCCTATGGTAACTAATGACTTGTCAAACTTTCAAAAGACAAGAGACATGGACGCTACAGGGATTGGCCCAAGCTTTGCGTATATAGAGGATAGTGAGCTTTACATATGGCCATTACCAAACGCAACAGCAGTAGCTACTTATAGTTTGAAATTTAAATATGTTAAGTATCCTTCAGAAGTAACAGGAGTAGACACACCAATCTTCCCAGCTGAATGGCACTTTATCTTAGGAAACTATATAAGATATAGAGCGTTCGCTAGTAAACCAGGTGGAAATAATAAGGTCTATGCACAAGATGCTTTAAACGAATGGGAGCTTTGGAGTAAGAAAGCGATAGCGGATATGCTACATATACAAGACGAAAGACTTACATATATTATGCCAATATTGCCATCTAATAATCCTAAATAATGTCCACGATTAACATCAGCAACTTTACAGGGGGACTGAATACCGGAGAGGAAGAAACTATCCGGGACAATGAGTTGGCTTTAGCTAGGAATGTTTCCTATGATTACCAAGGAATGCTAGGTGTTAGGCCTGGTCTTTTAAACTTTGGTGCAGAGATACCAGGTGTAGATGGGATTCATAGTATTTACTTTACTACCTTCACTACTGGAGTAAGGATCTTGCTATGTACAGCAGGTACAGATGTTTACCTATATGATGAGGGAACAAGTACATGGAACAGTATTCAATCTGGATTAACAGATGGTTTAGATTTTAGCTTTATCACATATAAGGATGTTGTTTATTGGTGTAATGGTACAGATGACTTTACTAGTTACGATGGGACTACGGTCGTACCATATCCTGCAGTAATAAAGCCTAAGTATATGGCAGTACAAAATGATGTAGCTTATGCAGCTGGTATTTCTACTGATCCTAGTACAGTGTTTTATACCGCAGCTAATCCAGCTTCAATCAATGCTGACGGGTTTTCAAATGATGAGCCTGTTAACCAGGACGAAGGAATCATTACAGGGATTAGACCACTAGGAGCTTTAATTGTTGTAGGAAAGAGTCAGGGGATTTACCTAGTGAATATCTTTACAACTACCCCAACAATAGAAGCTTTAGATTTTGAAGGAGACGTTACGTCTCATAGAAGTATGGTTAGTGTGGAGAACAACATGATATTCATGAGCACTAATGGAGTTTATTCTTTATCGCAAAGACAAGGAACCACAGGTTCTTATAGAGCTTATGCTTGGTCTGAGAACATTGAGAAAGATGTTAAGGCGATAGAAGATAAGACTTCAGTATCAGCTGTTTATTTTCCCCGTACTAACAATGTTTTTATGAGCGTAGATTCTGGTGAGGTAAGTAGACCAGACAAGATGTTTTTATTAAACACTTTAGTTTCTATACCTGGTCAGTACAAGTTTGCTTGGACAGAGTATACCAATATTACAGCCAATGATTTTACTATATATGAAGACGCTAATGGTATAGAAAGATTACTGGTAGCTAATTCGTTTGGTGGACAGGTTGTAGAGATGGAAAGAGAAGATCAATATTCAGATAACGGGTTAGAGATAGGAACCATTATGAGAACAAAGACTTTTGACTTTGATGTTCCTCAAGCATATAAAGTATTTAGAGGATGTAACCTAACTGGATTTATAACAACTAACGAGACAGTTACATTCAAGGTGGACATTGATGGGGTAGAAACTTCAAAGACATTTACTGGTACGCCCTATGCTACAGGTGATGATTCAGATCCATTCCCTCTAGGTGAAGAGGACTTAGGGATAGATCCTTTAGGAGGAGGCCCAGTAGCCACAGATGGTCTAGACTTTTATATATAC